TCGCGGCTTCCAATGGCCACAAGCGTCTCTTCCAGCGTCTCGTCGTTCTTGAAGTCGCTGTCCATGTAGCGTTCTTCAGTGCCGTCGATGGCCTCAAAGATCCGCACGCGCTCGCTGACCTCTTCGACCTCGTAGTACTCCGCGAGATACACAACGTCAGGCGTCTGCCAGTCAAACTCATACTGGTGAATGATCTTCGGCCAGGACGCCGGGTCGTCCCCCCACTCGTCGATGTACGAATCCCGCGTCATCGACCACAGCACGAAGCAGTGCGTAGCGTCCGACTTGTCCTGCCGCTTGGCGTTCAGGTCAAAAAACACCGACGAGTCCGCATCGAAGATCGGCTCGATGCGGATGCGCTGACGCTCGTCCTCATCGCTCTCCTCGTCCTCGTAGTCCGAACGCAGCCGCCACGCGCCAAAGCCACCGCCAACCGCCTCCTCGAAGGCGTTGTCGTACGCCTCCTCAGCGCAGGAATCCTGCTCGTCAGCCCGGTACAGCTTGTCGCAGATGTCAGCCAGGTTTGTGTTCTTGCTGCCGTCCTTGCTGATGAAGTTTACCGCGATGCGGTTGTTCCTGTACTCACTGAAGATGCGCTGCACCGCCAGCGCGATCTTATTGACCTCGAATCGCGGCTTGTTCTCGTACTGATACCACAGCGGGCCTTCCCACTGCGCCCCAGCGATGCTGTAAAACCGACGGTCCTCCAGACACTGCAGCCGCTCATCGCGCAGCGCCGTCTGGATCTTGTCGAATTTGCGCAGCGCAGCCTGGTGCAGAGTCGTCAGGCGTTCAGCGTTGGAGATGCGTGCCATTTCATTGCCCGTATGTAGGGAACACTGGCGGCACAGCGCTTGTCGCCAAGCCCGTGCCAAGGTTTATGTTAACAGGCCGACCGTAGCCAGGCGGCACTTTGCGCCCTGCGTACTGACGCAGCAATCTATATGCAACAGTTCCTGTGTCATCAGCAAGCATTGGCGCCGCATCAACTAAAGTTTCCGCCCCGATTGGTGGCGCAGGCAAAGCCTTGTTTGTAACCCAATCTATTGGCGGATTAAAATCATAATCTTCTTTAATTACTAACTGCCCAGTCTGCGGGTCAATGTCGTAATTAAACTGACCTACAGTCAAATGGACAGCTTCTTTTGGCGTACTACCAGCAGTTGCGTAGCGGTCCTTGTCTAGCGCAAGTTCGTCACTGTAATCTTTATATGTAACTGACCTTGGGACAGATAGAGAGTTTTTATTCAAGCGCATCTTATAAAATAGATCGTAACCTCTATCAAAACTTTGATTTGGCGATGTTAAGTCTAAAAACTGTGGTGTTATTTTACCATCATTAAAATCTTTAATCGCTTGCAGATCTTTTTCGTACCTTGCTTTTGACTCTTTATCGAGAGCCATTTTTGCCTTTTTTTGCTTACGAAATTGACTATCTTTTGTTAGCTCTCGCGAAAGATAGTCTTCATAAATTTGCAAAAAAGGTTTGACAGGATCATATTTTTTAGCAATCAAAGACTTCATGTAGTCCAATTCGGCAGGAGCAAAGTCCTTTTCCGTAATTGGAGTCCTAGCGTTTTCAACCACGGTTTCAAGAAAAATACGCCTATTTGTCGGCATTGTCTGCCGATCTGCGTACTTCCCGTATAGCTTTAGCAAGCCTTCTATGGCGTTTTCAGCGAAAGACGGCTCATACCCCGGTGGCGTCATTGGCCGTGCAGGCTTCCCCGTCATCGGGTCCACAGCAGTCTCACGCAAATCGGCCATTTTGAGCGCCCCAGAAATTGGCGGTGGGTATCGCCAGTGTGTGTCTCACGTTGCTGACAGTGTACGACGGGGAGTCGGTCGCAACCGAAAACGCAAACGTCACCGCAATCGCGTCGGCCGCATCCGGTGACGCGAGCCCTCGGGCTTTCATCTCCTTCTTCGACTCCAGGAAGATCTTCCCCGTCGAGTCCGGCTTGGCCCTCACCCCAGTCAGGTCGGTCTTCAGCGCCTTGTCCTCCACCAGTGAGGCCGTGCGGAGCCAGTCGCGCATCGCGCCCCACATCTCGGCTCGCTTGTTACCCCACATCACAGGCTTCAGAGACTTCCAGCCAAAGTTCACCCCCCTGACCTTATACCTCTGCTCCACCAACCTGTCCAGTATGCCATACCCCAACCCCCCTTCGTCAATCACCGTAAGCGTCGGGTGATACCTCTCAATGGCCTCAATCACATGCCCCACCACCGTCATCGTGTCCTCACCACGATACCTGTGCAACGCCAGCAAATCACGCCCCTGCCGCACCGCAATCACCGTCGAGTCATTCCCACCACGCGCCGGATCCACCCCCACCACAATCGGCGCATCCGAATCCTTCCACTTCTTGCGCGCCATCGCCTCATCCACCAGCGCAGGCGCAACAAACTGATCATCCCCATCCGACGGAAACTGCCCATACACCTCAATGCGCGCCTCGCGCGAATCCTCGCCGTACTCCGCAATGATCGTCTCGTACACACCCTTGTCCGTGTCCTCCACCGTGCGGGCGTCAATGTTCTCCGTCACCCAGAAACTTCGCTTGCCGTGAAAACACTCAAAGAAATACCCCGTGTTCCGACGCGGGTTGCTGAATGCACACCAAAACCGATGCGGCGTGTTCTCCGTGAAAAACCCCGCAGCCACTGACCAAATCGAATCCGGGATACCCGACGCCTCGTCAAATATCACCATCATCCCGTCGTCGTTGTGAGCACCAGCATACGCATCCGGGTTCTCATCACTCCACAACTTCCCCTCCGCACCCCAGTACCGCGTACCCTTCTTCAAATCACGCTCAACCAACTCAGTCAACCACTTCGCCGGCACGATCCGCGTCGCACTGATCTCAAACCAGTGCGAGTGCAAAACCATCGCCAACCACTTCGTGATCTCCGCCCAGGTCACACTGCGTAACTGAGCCTCGCTGTTCGCACTAACGATCACACTGCTGCCGATCCTCGTACTCAGCATCCACAGCACCAGCCAACTCACCAGCGCCGACTTCCCAATCCCACGCCCCGACGCCACCGCCAGGCGCATCACTTCATACATATCCCGCGTGCCGTTCTGCGCAACGTGATCACGAATCTTCCTCAACACCTCACGCTGCCACTTCCGGGGCCCGGTGCGCCTTTCCAGTGGCGTGCCGCGCTCACCCCACGGCATCACAAACATCACCCACGCCTCCGGATCATCGCGGAGCTTCGAACTCCACATCCGGGTCATCAGAGCCTGTTCTTCCTGGGGGGTGTACTTCGTCGTCTGCATCAGATTAGCGCCACTTGTTCATGCTTCGCCCGCTGCTCAGGTTCAAACAGCGTGCCCTGCGCGTAGGCCCGCTCAATGCGCTCGCACGCGATGTCAAAGTACTTCAGCTCGCGCTCGATGCCGATGAACTTGCGGCCCATCTGGGCAGCAGCCACGCCAGTGGTGCCGGAGCCCATAAATGGATCCAGCACAACATCATCAACACCAACGCCAGCCTTTTCCATGCACCAAGCCATCAGCCCGACAGGCTTCTGCGTCGGATGCGCCACGCTGCAGCCATCATTTTCCGCAGTGCGCGAAGGCGGCGGAAACTGTTTGCGATAGCAATACACGCCGTAACCGCCTTTCATCCATGCAATCTCTGCGTCGGAAAGAAACGTCCCAAACAAGTGATCGGCTTTTTTTAACCAAACAAGCGTCGTGCCAACTGGCAACTTTGCGGCAAAGTGATTGGCCCCAAACATCACCACACTGCGGAACTTCAACCACGGCTCAGGATCAAACAACTCGGCATCGCCAGCAATACACCCCCAGTCCTTGCGGCCTTCCCCACGCTGATAACTGCCGCCGCTAAACCGCGTCGAATCGGTGTCCCAGTTCATACCATACGGCGGATCCGTAATCACCGCATTCACACGCGGCAGCGTCGGCAGAATATCCCGGCAGTCGCCCAGGTACAGCGTGGCATCGCCTATTACCCGCTTCACACCTCTTCCCCCAGCTCCCGCGCCAGCGGAACCGGCCGCGCCAGCGCCTTCGGCTCCATCGGCTGCGCCGAAATATCAAC